GACTTTTGTAAAATTACTTTCCAAGAAAAGCACTCCAGTTTCTAATGAAATTTTAACTTCATTCAATGGTACAGAAGTTGGCGTCGTTAAAGATCAACAAACAACAATAACTATTCCATCAGCATATGGGATAACACCCTATGAAGGTGATATTATAAAATTAAGTCAGGGATATATTCAAGAAGACGATACCTATCCATTTTTTATAGTAACCAACCGTGAAGTTGCTCCAAATACCGATAAGAGATTTTGGAGATTAACAATTAAGATTTGGCAAATGGATAAAATTGAATATATCGAAAAACAAACTGAAGCTACATACGTCTTTTTCGAATATGACAAAAAAATATATCCTTTAGAAGAAGCAACGAGGATGGCGAAATTATTATCACAAAATGAGGATTTGAAAGTAAAATTAGAAAAGACTTGGAATCCAAATTCAGGGTTTTATTCATAAGTGAACTGCGATAGGAGGTTGTTAAATGGTTAAATGTGAAATTTGTGGGAGAGAGTTTGGAAGTATTAAATCATTGAGTTTGCATGTATCAACAGGTCATAAAATCACAAAAGAAGAATATTATTTGAAATATATAAATCCAATTAAAGGTATATGTAAAACTTGTGGAAAGAATACAAAGTTTGAAAGTATTTTTAAAGGATATAAAGATTATTGTAATCGAAGATGTGCAACAAAAAACCACAATGTACAAGAAAAAAGAAAAAATACTTATTATAAAAAAACTGGTTATGGGCATCCTTCACAAAACCCAGATACAAAGCAAAGATTTAAAGAAACTTATTATGAAAGGACTGGATATGATAATCCCTCACAAAATCCTGATGTAATGAAAAAAAGAGAAGAAACTTGGAAAAGAAAAACCGGATATAATCATCCTTCAAAAAATCCAGACATACAAAAGAAAAAAGAAGAAGATTATTATAAAAAAACCGGATACAATCATCCTACACAAAATCCAGAAGTAGCTAAAAAAATAAGTGATAGTAAAAAATATACATTTCACAATATTGAAGAAATGTACCCTCTTTTAATTAAAATTGAGAATTTAAAAGAAGGTTCTGATGGAGAAATATTAGGCCATTGTAAAAATGCTAACTGCCCCAACTCATTTGAGAAAGGTGGATATTTTATAGTAACTGCATACCAACTTTATTTTAGAAATTTAGGAATTAACTCAACTTCAGATTCAAGCTATTTTTACTGTTGTGAAGAATGCAAAAAAGACTGTGTTCTATTTAATAAATCAGCAACTGTATTGAATAACATATTTAGCCCAATCAATGATCTATCCAAAGCATCTCAACAAGATTTATCAATTTGGAGAACTGAAGTTTTCTTTCAACAATTGAAAAATAATATTGATCATGTAGAAAATTTTTGTGAGATATGTCATTCAACTGAAAATTTAGTAGGTCATCATATTCAACCACAAAAGTTATATCCAGAATTTGCTTTAGATATAGACAATGGTATTGTCTTATGTGAGGAATGTCATGTTAAATATGGTCACACCAAAGGAACTGAGTGTTCGACTGGAAATTTAGCTAATAAAATTTGTAAATAAAAAGGAAATATAAAACATGGAAAATCCAATTTCTCAGGATATATATTTATCAAGAGATAATATTCGTGAGCAACTGACAACTTTTACTAAGTCATATCTCGAATTAGAGAATGTAGATTTAACTCAAAGTTCATTTTTATCATATATAGTAGATGTAATGTCTACCTTAAGCTCAAATCTCCTTTTTTATCAAACGTCAGTTTATAAAGAGTTCTTTTTAACAACAGCACAGTTACCTGAATCGGTATTAAATTTATCAACTTTCATAGGCTATACTCCTAGAGAGGCATCTTATTCCGCTGTTAATGTTTTAATGACAATTCCCTTAGAATTTTCTGAAGATACTACATTTACAATTCCATCTGGATTTTTATTTAAAACATCTGATGACATAACTTTTCAAACTTATTATACCACTACCATAAGTGTTGTGAATAACTCATCAATCACAGCTCAAATAAATTATGATGGTTTAGTTTCATATATTCCTGTTCAAATTGATACAGTAAATAAAGTCTTTTATATATCACTACCAACAAAACAATATAAAACCACAATACAAGAATTCCAAATAGATTCTGATTTACAACTTTTTCAATTTACAAAAATCAATGTTCCTTTAACTGGAAAAATTGCAGATATTAAAGTTTATGTTAGAGATCCCGATTCAGATATTAATAGTAGTGGACGTTTATTTACACGATTTCAAAGTTTGTATTTAATGGCCTCTACCGATTATGGATATGTTGTACGAAAAACCCAGGAAGGCAGAATTTTATATTTTGGGAATGGGATTATTGGTATGCAACCTAAACCAGGTTCTACGGTTATTACTCATATCATAGAAACTGAAGGAGAATCAGGAAATGTAATCCCAGGTTCAATTACATCTGGTGATCGAATTTATTCAACCCAAGATGGGATTAGTGTGGTTGTTGATTATAAATGTACAAATATACTATCTGCAAGTAATGGCGAAGATGAGGAAAGTATTTCAGATGTACGAGCAAATTCTATTGCTAATTTAACATCTATGAAGAGATTGGTATCTGAAAATGATTTTAAAAATATGAATATCGTTGTGCCTGATGCTCCATTTGGTAAATCATCTATTCCAATTTTAAAGAGATCTGATTTAAAAATAAATGAAATCTGTTTATTTAATACAATGGTGTATCTAAATAAATTTATTCCATTGAGAAATGCAAGTTTAACTGTAGTAGATGTTAATGAAAAAATAAATCGAAATACGATCATTGATATAGATGGAACTGATTATATTACGTTATTTGAAATATTACCTCAGTCATTAAATAATACGGCTAGTTATCAATATATTGTTGAATCAATGATTTTAAATCCAAATCTATCTCAAAGTTATACGAATCCTTTACAAGATAATTATCAGTTATCAGTTGTATCATGTGAGATTGAAAAAATAGCTAATACCATTAAATTAACTGTATATTATACTACAACTGAAACTGATGTTATAAATCTAGAATGTTCAA